AGTGTCGGTAAGCACGTCTACCGTCCCAATAGCTGCTGAACTCCCTGAACCTGTTGGAGTGGGTACGCTATCTACACCATTAGGAAATGCGGGAGCGTAAGGGGTCACAAATGTAAGAGTGCCTACATAATTAGAGTTGCTATACTTAAAGCCAGTCACAACACCAGCCGAGTTAGTGATTAGTCGAAGGTCATTATATGAAAGCCATTGTATTTCAGCGTTTGGCGTATAGCCAGACCCCCCACTGGTAACAGTAAAAGTGTTTCCAAACAATCTCGTGCCACTATGCGTTAGCATCTCTGAGGTGTAAGTAATCTCAGCTGTTTGGTTCTCATTAAAAATAATGGCATACTTCTTTGCGTAATCACCCTGCTTAACAAATACGAAAGCATCTTTATTTATAGGGTCAGATTTATCTGTCGAATCTGCATCTACACTTTTCGTTGTATTTAGTAAGAAAGTGTTATCAGCAACCGTAACGCCCTTTAAGTTTTCTCTAGCGTTAGAGGTGTTGAGGTAATTATCTGAAGCAGGGGTATAAGAATTGGCACTTCGATTAGCGTCTTCTGATAGTTCTGAAGATGTCCAAGAGGATTTATAGATATTATCACCTACTTTAATACTTGATTCATTACCAGTAACCATATTCCAAGCTTGTAACTTAGTGCCATCGTGAATAACCACATACTTCTCAGAGTCACTTCTATTGATAAAGTGAACAAAGCTATTCTCATCAATAGCCTCCTCTAACAACCTAGCAACGTGCCGAGTGTTAGGACGCTTCTTCAGTCCATCTGCAACAGAGCTAAGAGCGTTCTCTTGCTCCTCACACTGACCAGCGAAACGTGTAGCGTCAGGCTGTTGTGATACACCTTGGATGAGGTTGGGGACTGCTGTATTGATTAAAGGCATTATTAAATATCGTAGTTACGGTTCACACCAATTCTTGTCGCTACATCGTAGTTGTCAAATATAGTTCTATCAGAGCTGCCATAATCAGACTCTTCAAGTCTAGCACGGGCTTGGTATTCATCACGAGCTATCAGTGCTTCAAGCTCACGTGAACCTACAGTCCGTCCTTGGAAAATTCTAGAGGCACGTAGTGTGATGTATCTACGAGCTTCTTCTGGTAAAGAGTCCCAATCAAGTAAACGAAGAAGGCTTACCTTGATACTCTTTGTGAATGTGGTTGTGTTGTTAGCACGATCAAACAAGACCGAGCCTCTTTGTATGATGTCCAATGACTTGTCATCGGTGTCTACTTGAACAGCATCTGAAGGAACAGTGATGCTTCCAGAGACAGGAGATAAGGTGACATTCTTCTCAGAGTTAAAGTGCCAGCCCTCAGATTGAACCTCTTTGCTTACTTCATTCAAAGCAGCTAGAGCAGTGGTAGCACTAATAGGTAAAGAACCCGTGAGTGTATTAATAGGTGACTCACCAATGTGACCTAGCATCACATTAACGGATTCTAGTTGAGAAGTTAAAGTTGCCATTATTTATCTTTCTTTTTAGGAAAACCTTTTTTCATGTTGCTATAAGCCTTGTTGCTTACAGTTGATTTGCTTTTGGGACGGCTGATGCCCAGCTTACGTCTGCGGTTGATATTCTTGTATAAACTCATATTAACATTTCCACTTTCTAAGAGCTAAAGCTTTGCGAGTTGGTCTACCTTTGGAGTCCTTCATTGGTCCTTTGACCCCACTCATCCTTGCACAGAATGAACGCTTTCTCGCACCGCCTTGCGGTTGAGGAGCTTTAAGATTAGAACCCGTCTTCCTGTTATAGTAGTCTCTTCCTTTTTTACTGAGACCACCTGTTTTGGATTTGTGTTCCTTTCTTAAACTAAGTCCTTTTCTTTTTGCCATTGTAATAAAAAACCCCACCCCTCCGAAGAGGGGCAGGGCTTGAGTAATCGTTAAGCAGGCTTCACTGCAACAGCACACTCAGGACGGAGAACTCCGTGACCCATTGCATACTTAGCAACGAAGAGCGTACCTTGACGCTCGATTTGGTATTCGCTTTCAGTAGCAAGGTCAAGAAGTTTGACCGTACCGATAGCTTCCTTAGTACCGCAAAGCATGCCGTATTCAAGAGATGCACCAGAACCAGTTGTCAACGCAGAGAAGTCTCCGTTGTAACCAGAACCATTAGCACCAAATACGTCATTGTTTGTCGAACCGTCATCAGTAGCCACAGCCGACTGGTCACCCAAGTCAGCGATGTCTGCAAGATGGTTGCTCTTTACAAGACTGATACCAGCAACGCTTGCAACAGTACCAGCGTTGACGTTACCGCCAGAACCAGTGTCCTTGTTGATAGCGACGTTGTCAGATGTCAGCAACTTGTAGTAAGTTGATGGAGCAAGGATCGCAAAGCGACCTTCATCTGGAGCATCGTTCTTGTCGAGAGTTTCAGCAACAGCGTAGAGAGCATCGATGATGCCAGCAGCTGTGTTGGTAGTAGCACCAGTGATGCTTGCACCAGCAGGAGTGTTGCTGAGGTTAGCACTGTCTTGCGAAGCAGCATAGAGAGTCTTCATCGTTGCGATGTCGAAACGCTTTGCAAGAGCTTTACCAAGTTCAGCAGCATAGATGCTACGAACGTCATAATGCTTCTTGAGTTCGTCAATGTTAGCGATGAAAGTCGAGGAAACAAGAACGTCATCGATAGTGATGATCTTCTCGTTCATGCCGATGCTGGACAAGTAGCCAGAGTCGGACTCGACGATGTTTTCGCCTACAGTGTGATATTTAGCAGTAGCTATACCCGAAACTGGGAACTGTGCAGACTTCCCTGAAGAAATCGTGCGAAGCATGTGCAGGTCTTTCATCACGTTTGTCTCAGAGAAACTCGTAAGAATTTCACCAGAGAAAACTTTCAGAAAGAGTGCATCTACATCAGACCCACCTTGGATTAAACCACTACGAGTTGGGGAGAAGTCTCCGTTAGCCATAGTATTTTCCTTTTGTTTTTTATTAGTTAGTGAGAACAGAATGTTCTCGTTAGTATTGTGGTCTTTCAGTCCTTGTATATTTTACGATCAATGAGTTGTCTGACGTATCAGGCTCAGTCGCTACTTTAAACTTAGAGTAGAAATTATTTTACTTGAGAGCTTCCAAAGTAGAAGCCAACAATGGCGAGCATGGATTGTCTAACTTCAGGAAGGATTACAAATCCCTCCAGAGACTTCCAGCCACCACCTCCTAGTCCTAAGAAGCCGAGCAACCCTTTGGATGCTTCCTTTTCAATAGTAACGGGAGTGTTTAAAAGTGATAGAATGAATGGAGCTAAGATAACAGCGAATAGCACGAACAATACGAACGTGCGTCTTACCCACACACCGCCTCGTCCTGAAGCTTGTTGTGCGGACTCATCAGCTGCTTTCTGTTTAGCCAACTGCATCTCAAGGAGACGAGTTTGTGATTGAGCTTGGGCAGCAAGCATCTTCATAACGAAGCCACTCAAGCCACCACCAAGCATTGCTATTAGTTCCATACTCATAATTAAAATGCGTTCGAGACAGCGATACGCTTCTCAACTTGTTCACGATATGCAGGGTCGCTCTTGTACCTTGGGTCTTGCATAGCCTCTACCATAGAAGCAGCAGAACCAAATGCCTTGGCACCAGCCGCACCAGAGGTAGCACCTTGAGCAAGATTAGGAGCCTTACCGCCAGCAGCTAAGAACTGAGCGTACATGCCTTTGACAGCCACACGTGCCTGTTCAACAGAGCCTCTCTCAACAATATCGTTGTAAGCTTGTAGGTCTCCTTCAGCTAGATTCTCTCCAGCCCATTCGCTCATGGCAGCATAGTTTGCGTTGCCACCGATGGACTCTTGAATCTCTAGAGCTGATGCTGTGGAGATAGCTTCTTGTCCTTGGATGTAAGCCTCGACGAACTCACGAGGAATGCCTGCCTTATCAAGCTCTATGAAAGCTTTGTCAGATAGCTTACCAGTTTCTGTAAACTCTTCTGTAGCTTTTTGTACAGCGTTACTAGTGCTTGCTTTGTCTGGCTCAGGAGTTTCTTCGCCTTCTGTTTGATCTTCATCTTTAGGAGTTTCCTTCTTGGATTGTTTTTGTTGTAGCTCTTTATAAGCCTTTGCTAAATCTTCTGGGCTTTCAAACTTCTCGTCTAGCCACTCAGGACGTTCTGAAGTCTCTTCGACTTCTTGTTTACCTTCGTCGGCACTAGACTCTAAAGTCTGTCCCCGTTGTTGAGCAGCTTCTTCTTGCATAGCTGCTTGTTTCTCAAGAGAAATGTTCTCTTCGTTTGTATTCTCACTTACTGTTACTGACTGATAGTTAGCCATAGTTTACTGTTCTCCTCGCTCTATAGGTTGTTGTTGTAGTTTTGCTTCTTCTGACATAGCCTTGATACCTGCTGGTCCAAGTTTCTCTGCCATCTGCATTTGTTGAGCTTGCTGGGCTTCTGCCTGCATCTGCTCTTGGTCTTTAACTAGACCGCTTGTTTTAATGCCGAGCGATGTTGCTCTGCGTTTAAAGTATTCTTCTACGTTAATGAATTGTTGGACAGCTTCTGGTCCCACAACCTGCGCTGCTCCTGCTAGGAACATGTCAAGCTTCTGTAGGTCGTTGCCTCTACCTAGTGCTTCCACACCAGTGATGATGACAGGACTCACTACATTCTCAGGTAACTTAGGAAGAGACTTGTTCTTGTTCATGATGGTCATCAAACGATTGACCATAGGTAACTGCATCTCAGTGCTTAGTAGAGAGTAGAGACCACCGATAGCAGACTCTAGTTCTTGTCCTAGCATACGAATCTCTTCAGCTGTCACACGCTCTGCATTACGAACAACGCCTGATGTAAGTAGGAACGCATGTCCCATACGCTCTTCAATCTTAGCCATGCTCTCTTGCACAACTCGGAAGTCATTGAACTTGTTTAACTGGAGAACCGATACGTCCTGTGCGTTACCCTGTGTGATAGAACCATTAGCAGACTCAGCTAGAGTCTTTGCTCTGGTGGTGCCATTAGGGTTAACAAGGAACAATACCTTAGCAGCTGCTGCGCTGCCTTCAACGAGCGCACGTGTCAGTCCTTCAAGGGACTGTAAGTCACCTAAGTATTCTTCAACGTATCCTCTGCCGTAGTCTTCTCCGTCAATGCGAGAGAACCGTAGAGGTATGAAAGGGTTCTTGTCTAATGGATACGAGCCTTCAGAGGAAGGAATCATCTCTCCGTTAATCTCTTGCCACACGTGCCACTTGTCTGCTTTACGGCACACAGCAGTGTATAAGCAAATCTCTTCATCAGGAGACTCCATGTCTTGCACACCAGTAAGACTCTTCATCTCTTCTGTAAGTGACATATAAGATAGGTCTTCCTTGGTGCAAATATAAAGGACGTTGCCCATCGCATCACGCTCCACACAGAAACGATCAAGGTGAAACACACGAAGACCAGCCTCGTCTGGTAGATATATAAGTGCGTTGCCTGTAATGATAAGATGTTTGAGAGCTTCGTGAATACCTGTGCGGTAAGTGTTACCACTGATCTCATCCATCACCGCTTCCTCTACTTGTTGAAGTGAGGACTCTATCTCAGTGATGAGTTCATCAGGTGCGCCTTCAGCACGTAACTGATACTCGTCTATCTTTAAACGAAAGAAGGGGGCGTTGGGAGGTAGGAGTGCCAACAGTAATTTAGAAGCGAGGTTGTTTACTCCTCTAGCCCCAACGCCCTGAAATGGTGTATCCAAACGACTGTGAGAACCGAAGCCCTCATCTGGCATGACGTATGGAAGTGTAAGTTTTGCGGATGCTCTAGCCCTGTCCAAGTAGGTGTATCGTTTACCTTCAAGTGATTGATATAAGGATTGGGCTGATTGTTTGCTCATAAAATTATTAGTCCTCTTCTACTTCTAGGGGTGCATAGGTGTCGGCGGTCGTCGCTTCTTCTATCTC